CAGTGGCGCAGGCCGAACTCAGGTCATCCGTCTGGTGCTGGTCGTCAGCGACACCAGTGCGGTCGAGCTCAAGATTGACCCCTCCGTAGTGCTGGCTACCCGCAAGTACGTCGATGATGTGATGGCCGCTCACAAGCTGAGTCGGGATCATCCTGCCGGCACCAAATCCGCCAATGGCATGCTAAGACTCGCCACCTTGGCTGAAGCGCTGGCAGGGGCACTCGATACCGTGGCGATCACCCCGAAAGATGCGTTAGAGGTAGCATTCAGCGCCTACCCGGTCGGCGCCCCCATCCCCTGGCCAACCGCAGTGCCACCGACAGGTTTTTTGGCCATGAAGGGCCAGTCTTTCAGTGCCACCACCTACCCGAAATTGGCACTGGCTTACCCCGGTCTGGTGCTGCCAGACCTGCGCGGCGAGTTCATTCGCGGTTTAGATGGCGGGCGCGGCATTGACGCAGGCCGTGCAGCCCTTTCATTGCAACTGCATGCCCTGCAAAACATCTACGGGGGATTTGCGTATCGTCCTTACACGGCGACAACCTATGGTGCGATTGTCAGCCCCACGGGTGGATTTGCGACCCTGCGCAATGCGGGTGAAATATCACTGCCAATGGCATTCGGCACCCAACAAATCGCCGCTGACCTCTTGTCGTTTGACGCCTCACGTGTGGCGAACACGGCGACTGAAACCAGACCGAGAAACATCGCATTCAACTACATCGTGAGGGCCGCATAAATGACCACTAATGAACAACGAGCTACGTGGGGAGACGATGGCTTTGCGACTCAGGATGGCTGGGCAATCGCTCATTGCACCACCCCGGAAACCGGTGAATACCTGACCACGACTGATGTCTGGGTATCACTGGGAACAGGAATGCCTGCTGGCGCATATGGTGATGCCCCGCCAGCCAACGAACCCGGTAAAGCCATTGTGCGCACGTGCGATGGCTGGGTGCTGATGACCGACCATCGAGGCAAAACGGCATACCACAAGCAGACCAAAGCACCGGAAGTGATTACCGAATTTGGCGAGCTGCCAGAAACGTTGACACTCATCTCTCCACAATCTCAATTTGATGAATGGAATGAGCCAGCCCAGACGTGGGTCAAAGACGCGGCGGCAGAACAGGCATGGCAACTGCAACAGATGGAGCTGCAACGCAATACCTTGATGGCAGAAGCAAACCAGCACATCGCTATCCTGGCTGATGCCGTGGATCTGGGCATTGCCACCGAGGGCGAGCAAGCATCGTATCTAGCCTGGCGCCAATATCGTGTTCTGCTCAACCGACTCGACCTAACCGAACAGCCCGTTGAATGGCCGCCGACGCCAACCTGACACATCGAGCCAACACCCCGCCCTGTGCGGGGTGTTTCGTTACTGCCGCCCCTCAACCCCTTGTCACCGCCGTTCCAGTGTATCCACGCCGGATACACTGGCCGCCGCTCGCCTGTCATCCCCTGCCCCTGCATCCTGACCCTGCTCGCATCACATGCACCAAGCTCCGTCCGGACAACAGGAGAACCTATGGCACTGGACCAATTTCACCACGGCGTGCGCGTCGTGGAAATCAACGAGGGCACCCGCACCATCCGCACTGTCGCCACGGCGGTGATCGGCATGGTCTGCACCAGCGCCGATGCTGATGCTGCCTACTTCCCGCTCGACAAACCCGTGCTGATTGCCAACCTGCCGGCAGCCATCGCCAAAGCAGGCAGCAACGGCAACCTCAAGAAGTCGCTGCAAACCATCTATGACACCGTCAACACCATCGTCATCGCCGTGCGCGTGGCAGACGGCGCCGACGCCGCCGAACTGACCAGCAACATCATCGGCACCATCAAGCCCGATGGCAGCTACACCGGCCTCAAGGCACTGGAACGGGCCGCCCCAGTCACCACCGTCAAGCCGCGCATCCTCTGCGTGCCGGACAACTGCACCCTGCCGGTAGCCACCGCCCTGGCTGGCATGGCCAAGAAACTGCGCGCCTTTGCCTACGTGCCAACCATCGCCGAAACCGTCGAGGCCGCCTTGGCCTATCGTGAAAACTTCGCCAGCCGTGAGTTGATGCTGGTACATGCCGACTGGACGGCGTGGGACGTAGCTGCGAATGCCAGCGTCAAGCTCGATGCCTGCCTCAAGGCCGCCGCCATGCGGGCCCTCATCGACAAAGAGATCGGCTGGCACAAGACCCTGTCGAACGTCGGTGTGACCGGGGTCGATGGCATGACCAAGTCCCTGTTCTGGGATCTGCAAGACCCAGACACCGAAGTCGGCCTGCTCAACGCCAACGAGGTGACCTGCCTGATCCAGGCCAACGGGTTCCGCAACTGGGGCAACCGCACCTGTTCGGACGATCCCCTGTTCTGCTTCGAGAACTACACCCGCACGGCCCAGGTGCTGGCCGATACCATCGCCGATGCGCACATGTGGGCCGTCGACAAGCCCATGACCCCGACCCTGGTGAAAGACATCATCGAGGGCATCAAGGCCAAGGGCCGCGAACTGGTGAACGGCGGGTACTTGCTCGGCTTTGACTGCTGGTACAACGAGGAGCTCAACGACAAAGACACCCTCAAGGCAGGCAAGCTGCGCATCGATTACAACTACACGCCGGTACCGCCGCTGGAAGACCTCGGCTTCCAGCAGCGCATCACCGACTCCTATCTCATCGACTTCAGCGCCCGCGTCGCGGCTGCAGCATAAGGAGCCACCATGGCACTGCCAAGAAAAGTCAAACAGCTCAACATGTTCACCGACGGCACCAACTGGATTGGTGAAGTGGAAGACTTCACCTTTGCCAAGCTCTCCCGCAAGTTCGAGGCTTATCGCGGCGGCGGCATGGGCGGCGCAGTCAACATCGACATGGGGCTGGATGACAGCGCCCTCGATACCTCTTTCACCATGGGCGGCTACAGCGCAGACATCCTGGGCAAGATGGGCAACGGCAAGATCGACGGGATCTCTCTTCGCTTTGCCGGCTCCATCCAGCGGGATGACGTCGTCGGCGTGGAGGCCATCGAAGTGTTCACCCGAGGCCGCTTCAAAGAGATCGACTGGGGCACTGCCAAGGTTGGCGACAACAGTCAGGCCAAGGTCAGCATGGTCAACACCTACTACAAGGTGACCATTAACGGGGCCGTCATCCACGAAATCGACCTGCTCAACATGATCGAGATCGGCCCCGATGGCATCGACCGCATGGCCGAGCACCGCAAAGCCATCGGCCTCTAATCCACCCAACAACCAAACGGGCGGCCAACAGCCGCCCTCACCACATCAACATCAGGAACAAGCACCATGGAAAACAAGCCCGTAACTCTCGACACCCCGATCCAGCGCGGCGACACCACCATCACCGACGTGCAGTTGCGCAAGCCCCAATCTGGTGAACTGCGCGGCCTCAACCTAGCCGACGTCCTGCAGATGGACGTCAACGCCCTCACCAAACTGCTGCCCCGCATCACCACCCCAAGCCTGACCGAAGCAGAGGTTTGCAACCTGGACCCAGCTGACCTGCTGCAGCTGGGTAGCAAGGTGACCGGTTTTTTGATGACGAAGAAAATGGGTTACCTGGCTGCATAGATGACCTGATGGCAGAAATTGCCATCATCGCCCACTGGCCGCCATCCGAGATGGCGGCCATGGAAATCAGCGAGCTGATGGGCTGGCACCAACGCCTCGTTGAGACTTACAACCGCATCAACGGGGCCGAAGAACAATGAACCCTCTCAAACTTCAAATCCTGCTCGAGGGGGTCGAAAAAATCACCGCCCCCCTCAAAGCCGTCAGCGGCCAAAGCCGCACGACCGCTCAAGACCTGCTAGCCACCAAGAAGCGCATCAAGGAGTTGGAAACCCAGAGCAGCCAGATTGACGGCTATCGCACCCTGGGCCGCCAGATTGGCGCCACCCGCGCCCAACTCACCGCCGCTCAGCGTGACGCCCAGCAGATGGCCCAAGAGTTCGCCAAGGTAGAACAGCCGACCAAGGCAATGACCCGGGCCATGGAACAGGCCAAGCAGAAGGTGCGCGACCTCTCCCAGCAAGAGCGTGAAATGGTCGCCCGTCACGGCAGCCTGAAACGCGCCATGAACGAAACAGGCATCAACACCAAACAACTCGGCGATCACCAGCGCCGCCTCAAGACTGACCTGGCTGCCGCCAACGGCCAGCTCGACCAGCAGCGCGCCAAGCTGGGCCAACTGGCCGACCAGCAAAAGCGCCTCAACCAGGTCAAGGCGAACTATGAC